ATGTCGAACTAACAGATGGACTATTGACTATCGCGCTGTCTAAAACTCCGAATTCTAATCGTAAAGTATTGGATATTAAATGAAAACACTTATGAATAGTTTTAGACAAGTAGCAAAATATGAGGATGTACAAGACGCAGTCACAATGGTTGGGTTAATTGGTATATTTGGATTGGCTATCGTAGCCAGTGCAGCTCCTCTATTTTAGTACGAGTCAAGACCTAAGTCGAGAGGGCAGGAAACTGCCCACTCGCATTAATTTATTATATGGTAATCGTAAGTGCAGACGCTTTAGAAAGACTAAAGCAAAAAATAAAAAATAGACAAGTTTGGGGACTACGACTTAGTATGAAACCGAACGGATGTAATGGGTGGTCGTATGACTTGAGTTATTTGGAAGAACCAAATGCTTCAAGTGATGCGGTGTTCTATGGCATAATAGCTGTAGACCCAATGACATTTAGTTATGTCGATCAAATCAGTATTGATTGGACAGAAGATGGGTTAAATGAATATTTTGAAATCAGAAGCCCACAAGAAACAGCCCGTTGTGGTTGTGGAGAAAGTTTTACATTATGAAAATATCACAAGAGGGTATATCCCTTATCAAGAAATTTGAAGGTTGCGAATTAGAAGCATACCAAGACGCAGTAGGAATATGGACTATAGGTTATGGTCATATCAAAGGTGTCACAGAGGGAATGTCTATTACAAAACCTCAAGCAGAAGAAATGCTAGTACACGAACTAACAGAGTACGAACAGCATGTTCTTAATCAAGTAACCATCTCACTCGACCAGTGTATGTTCGATGCATTAGTATCATGGACATTCAATCTCGGTCCGACCAATTTAAGTAGCTCTACTCTTTTAAAAGTATTAAATAGTGGAGACTACGCAGGAGTCCCTGCCCAGATCAAACGCTGGAATAAAGCAGGCGGCAAAGTATTAGAAGGATTAGTTCGTAGGAGAGAAGCAGAAGCTCTGCTTTTTGAAGGTAAGGACTGGTCTAACATATAGGAAATTATGGATATATTATTAGTATTAGCATTGATTTGGGGGTATAACAACCAACCAAAAGATGTAGATCCCGTAGCTCCTACAAGTACAACGTTCAACCAAGCAGCAGGTTTTGAGTGTCAAAGTAATTGTACTCCAGCAACTTCTACAACTGTAGATGCAGGAGATACAAGTACAACGACTACAGTAGCAGATATTATAGCTGAGTTAGAGGCAATGCCCGTAACTACAACTGTAACTGCAACTACTACAAGCACAGGTACAGGAACATCAACGAGTACTTCAACAGGAACTTAACGGAAAGAATGGCAGTACCACTACTATTAGTGGTGCTTGCTTGTTTCTTTGTATATGACCATCAAAAGCATAAAACAGAGTTAGAGATAACTCGAAACATAGAATTAGCGAATTGGCAAAAGCTAAATCAACTAGAGAGTACTATAAATGGACAAAATAAAAAAATTATTCGCAACAATGAAAAGGTGGTGGATTGCATTAAAAAGCAAGTTTATAACCCTATATACATTGACTGTGAGTTATAATCAGATTTGGGGCGATGCAGATGATGAAACTTTCATTGTTAAAAAGTTTATTATAACAAAGCCCAACCATTTAAAGTTCAGAACTGAAAGCGGTGAAGTCATAGAGATGCATGGAGCAGAAGGACTTAACTATAAAATAGAGGAAATGTAATGAATCAATTCTTTTTAGCTTTATTATTAGTATTAAGTGGGATATGTTATTGGCTTTGGAATGAGAATAAAATTCTTGTAGCAAACAACGCCGCACTTGAGGGAGCAGTAGCTACCCAAGAAGAAACAATCGCCACTATGCAAAATGATTTTAGCTTACAAACAGAACAGTTGCAAGCAATGACAGTTAAAAGTCAAGCAGCACAACGTGAATTAAATAGATATACACAGTTTATTCAAAATTATGAATTAACTGCAAAAATCTTAGCAGACCCAGTAGAACTGGAGAGGAAAATAAATAATGGAACAAAACACGCATTTGAAGACATTGAGAAACTTAGCGATACCGTTGACAGTCTTGATGATGGGCTCCAGTTGCAGCCTTCTTCCAACTAAAGTAGTAGAAGTAAGTGCAAAACCTATAGAACGAAAAATCGTTCAACCTGTTATGCCAAGAGAGATCGATTTAAAGAATCCTACTTGGATAGTAGTTACTCCAGACAACTGGGAAGATCAGCTTTCAAGAATAGAAAAACAAGAAGGTGAATTAGTATTTTTAGCAATGACTATTCCTGATTATGAGTTGATGGCATATAATACACAAGAGTTAAAAAGATATATTACTGAATTAAAAGATGTAGTAGTATATTATCGAAAAGTTACAACTGAGGATATCTCTGCCGATGGGAACAAGTGATAAAGTATTTAGCATAATTAAGTGCCATTTTAATGAGCCTGCTCTTAATTTAAAAACACATTTAATAGATGACCTTGGAGCAGACAGTTTAGATATTGTTGAAGTTATAATGCAAGTCGAAGAAGAGTTTAAAATCGAAGTACCTGATGAAGATGCATCTGGTTTATCAACAATAGGAGACATTGTTTGGTATGTTAAAATCAATAGAAAAGCTACTTAAATGGTGGCATTCATATTTAGCTTACCGAGATGCTATGAAAGGGGCAAGATATTTTGAAAAACACCCACACCTACAAGAAAGACTAGAAATAATAGAAGATTGGTGTGAAGAACTCGAAGTTAGATTAGATCAACTTCAAGAAAATAAAAAATAAATGGTAGAATTTAACAAATTACAGAAACTACTTCAAAACTTTGTTGTTGAAGTAAGTTTTACAAGTTTAAAGTCTGGCAAGCAATACAGTATACCTTGTACACTAAGGGCTGATATTCTGCCAGCTGTAGTCAAACAGTCTGAATCAGATTCTATATTACTGTATCGACTAGATACAAATAAATGGGAGGACTTACGTCTTTCCACTATAGATGGCTACAAAGATCCCTACTGATTGGGAAAGCCTCATAAGAGGATTAGGAGAGAAGAATGTTAGGATTCTTACAATGGGTAATCGGATGGATTCAAGTCATCCCATGGTTGGTCATGAGTGCTTCAATTATTGCAGCATGTACTGACACACCAAAAGACGACAAGATAGTTGGGAAAATGTACAAAGTTCTCGACTGGTTTGCAATCAATGTCGGTAAAGCTAAGCAAAGCGCAAAGGAGAGCTAAATGGCAGACGAACGATTTTCAGGTGACATGAGTAGAAATGAGGTCGAGATTGACCTTAGTAAGTTCATGGAACTTGTACAAGAGAACTCTAATCTAAAAGCAAAAATAGTAGAGATGGAAGCCAACAGAGAGCCAGATAATCCTTGGCAGCGTTGGATTTTCTTATCAAACATGATTGATGCGTGGAGGATCTTTCCCCGAGCATTTCTTAGTGTATATATTTTCCTATTATACTATTGCACAATGTGGTTTATGGCATTACCAGAACCCACGATGGAACAGTCTGGTTTAATCAGTATTGTTGTTGGTGCAGGTGCAGCTTGGTTTGGTCTTTATGCTGGGACAGCAAAGGATAAAATTAACGGATCTGGAAAATAGTTCTTGACTTTATTTCATAATTTTAGTATAATATACATTATGAAAAAGTTTAAAGAAATCAAAAAAATCAAGCCAGAGAAAAAAGTCTGTCCGTACTGTAAGACTACAGAAAACGCAGACAAACTCTGTGGCGTATACAAATGTTGGAAGTAAGATATGAATTTATTTTATTTAGACGAGGATCTCGATAAGGCAGCACAGTATCATGTTGACAAGCATATTGTTAAGATGCCACTGGAAGCTGCCCAGATTCTTTGTACAACTATTTACATTGACAAATTTCTAGGGTATGTTCCTCGTGCGTTGAATGCAGAAGAACGAGAGGTTCTTAACAAGGTCAAAGCCGAAATTAAGCATCTGCCACTTGAGGAGCGACCCTTCCCCTACCTTCCAATGATGTACAATCATCCCTGCACAATCTGGGCAAGGGAGTCATTGGATAACCATGAGTGGGTTCATTGTTATGCTAACGCATTGAACGATGAATACTACTATCGTTATGGAAAACTACACAAATCAGTAGAGCAAGTAGTAAACAAACTACCTGATCCAGTACATCTTGAAAGAGTAGGCTTTACTAAGTTCGGACTGGCAATGCCAGAGGATCTTAGAGATTACGACAATCCGATACAAAGCTATCGAGATTATTACCACTTAGACAAGGCAACCTTCGCAGCTTGGTCTCATCGAGACAAACCACATTGGTGGAACGAAGATTATGCCGATTACGAAAAAAGGATAACTCGTGTATAAATTTAACGAAGATTTAATTTTAAGAAGATTACAGTACTATATAAATGGTACATATGATCAACACTATGCTCAAGCAAAGACTCAAACTACAGAGATAGTATTTGAGAATGGGCATGGTGAGGGTTTCTGTATAGGAAACATTATAAAATATGCACAGCGTTTTGGAAAGAAAGACGGCAAAAATGAAAAAGATTTATATAAAGTTATTCACTATGCCATTATTTTACTAGGCGCAATGCATGAAGAAGAACTCAAAGAGGTAAACGACTATCATTTGGATTTAAAAAATGATTAATTGGGTATTCGGATGGATAAGTATTGACTATTTAATTCACAAAGGAGTGATAAAAGATGGCAGTTAGAAAGAAAAGAGAGGAGAAACTCTCAGAAACAAACATTAATAAAGTAATAGAACTGCTTGCCGCAGAGAAACCTATTACTAAAAAAGAGGCGTGTGAGATATTGCATATTGCATACAATACTACTCGTCTTAGTAAAATTATTGCAGATCATCAAGAAACAATAGACCACCGACTTAGGAGAAAAGCACAGAATAAAGGTAAAGGAGTAACAGAGTTAGAGAAAAAATCAATAGTCAAGTACTATTTAGAAGGTTCTAATACATCTGACATTGCTAAGGCATTGTATCGCTCACCAGCTTTTATCAAAGCAGTAATCGAACGAATGGGAGTACCACAAAAACTTCCTGACACTGATTACAAAGGCATTAAAAATGCTATGATACCAGAGCCTTGTGTAGCAGAGGAGTTTGAGGTAGGTGAAAGAGTGTGGTCA